CGGAGCACATGCCGCGGATGGCTGCGACGCGTTCACGCTCGGCCTGCCGGGCGTTCTGCGCCACCTCCTCCACGTTGATCGTTTCAGTGGTCATTGGGATTGGATCGGATGATTCAGTCCGCTCGGCGGTCTGTGCTGTCAGGCTATGGAGGGCCTTGCTAACAGCAGACTTGACCAACTCGGGGTCAATCGTCACGGTCGGCTCTGCCGGCGCGGGGGGCTCCGGGGTGGGCTCAGCAGCAGGCTCAGGCTCAGCCGCCGGCTCATCCATGGCGCGGCCCAGGCCTACGGTTTGGTCGGCGGGGACGCTGACGCTGGAGACCTCCAGGGCCTTCCAGCTGGTCACGTAGAAGTCGCCGCTGCGCTCTTCGATGTCGTCAATGCTGTAGGCGAAGCTGACGTTGCGGGTAATATTGGACTGAATGTCAACACGACGCTTGTGCTCCTCACTGCCCTTCTCCAGGGTGTTGGGGCTCCATCTCACCGTGGAGTAGAGCCGGCGATCGTCGCCCAGCCAAGTCTTTTCAGTTACGCCTAAAACTACGTCCCGGTTATGGTTCCACAGCCAAGGGGCGCCGTCGTTCATTCGGCCTAGGTCCATGGCACCCTCTTCGTGCACCAGGATCTCGCGGCCGAAGAATCGCTCTACGGGCGCCTCGCTAGAAAACGAGAATGTGAGCGTTTCGTCGGTTTTCTCTTCCAGCTGCATGCCGCCGGGCAGCTCTCGCCGCTGGGGGCCGCGCAGCTTCGTGAGATCTAGGGTGGAATCCAAGGCCAGACAGTCGCTGGCGTCAGGCTATGGACTACCTACGCCGCCAGCGCCAACGGAAGTTGACCCACCACGGCGGCAGGGCAATGGCGTTTAATCTTCCGCCAGCGTTGATCCGTGAACCACGGTTGGCGGCGGTACCAAGCCTCAACCGGCGAGGCTTTCTTGCTGGTGTTGCACGTGGAGCAGGCCGGGATGATGTTGCTCGCCTCATCGAGTCCGCCCTTGGTCAGGGCCAGCACGTGCTCAACGGTCAGCCGTTCGTACCTGCGGTTGCGTTCATGCCCGGCATCCACTCCGCAGAATGCACAGCGGTTGCTCCACAGCGCGAAGCGGGCGTCGATTTGCTGCTGCGTGACAGGATGCAGTGCCCGTCTCCTTGCTGCGCGCTTCCACGCAGAACGGCGGCGGCTGGCTTGACGTTCTTTATCAAGGTTGACTTTGCGCCACTGGCGGCAGTATTCACGATGCTTTTCTGGGTTTACCTCTCGATACCGGCGGCAACATTCACGCATCCTGTCGCGATTGGCTTCGTAGTAACGACGGCATCTTTCGCGGTTTTCAGTGGGGTTTTCCAGCCGTTTTTGACGCTTATATTGCCGACACTTCTCGGCGTTTCTAGCGTAGTATAACCGATCTTGCTTGCGCCGATATTCAATGTTTAATCGATAGTAGCGACGGGCGAATTGGCGACAAGCGTCCGCATTTTGCGCATAATAGGCACGTTGAGCAACACGCTTTTTCTCGGCAACCGTCGGCAACAGGTGGGTCCTGACTCGGGTGTGAGTCCATCCGACTATCCTGCCGATCTCCCGAATGCCAACGCCACACGCGGCGGCCACTTCTGCCGTGATTTGGTCTTGAACAGTGAACGGCTTGGCCTTTTGCCGCCCAGTCTGCGATACTGATGCCATCGGCCTGTGTCCTCAGGTTGGTCAAGCCTCGGGCTGGTGACACAGCGCCGGGGCACACCTATTCTACATCATCTGCGGCGTCTTCGTCTTCGTCGTCATCCTCTTCCGGCTCAGGCGGCTCCACCACGGGCTCAGGCGGTTGCTCGACGGTGGGCATCAGGCCCAGTGATTCTTTCAGCTCGTTCTCCATGGCGATTTGCGCCATCACCTGCTCAAACTGCTCGCCGCTGTATTCAGTTATCAGCTCGCTGTGAGATTTCAGTAGCATCGCCTTGGCTTTTTCCATGGCGGAAACATCCTTAACTGGGTCCACCCAGTCCCATGATCTAGCCTGCCAGCGTGGAGCGTTATACCTTTCTGGGCGAGTCCAATAATCGGAGAATGCAGGCGACGGCAATTCACCCGCCAGCATCGCAGCGCGTAGCCACTCTTCAAATACGCGCTGGTGGAACACCTCAATGATCGCGCTCTGCACCACCCGCCAGTGGTCGCGATCCTCCAGCACGCTGGTGCGCATGCTGCTGTAGTTGGTGTCCGAAAAATCCTTGCTGATCGTGGCGTAGCTGCATCCGAACCCAGCCGCAAACCGCCGGGTGAGATTCTTGACCACAGCTTGGTATTGGCCATCATCCGGCCCGAAGTTCGGCGGCACCGGTTCCTGGCCAGGGTCGAGGATGTTCCAGCTACCGGGCTCAGTGTTGAACAGCTGCTGTCCGTTCTGGACCTCATCACCCTGCAGCTCACCGTCTGGGGTGCGGATCCATCCGAGGCTGGCTGCCTGAACTCTTTTTCGGGTCCAATGAGCTTCCTCGTATTTTCCGAGATTGTGGACCGTCGTGATCACACTGGCCAACCACGGCACGCCACGGTTCTGCCCGATCCGCTCCGGCAGGAACACATGGATCATGTCCGCCGCCGGCACTAGGACGTGCTTCCGCTCCACGCCGCGGCGGTTCAGGCCGAGCTCCACATCGCCAGGGTGGCGGGTCAAAATTGCATACCGGGTCGGGCGGCCCCACTGGTTGATCTCGACACCCAGCCGCCATTCGTGGCCAGCGCGGTCGCTCACGCCTGATTTGTCCTCATCTAGCTGGTGCGCCTCGATCAGCTCCAGCGCCAGCGGGGTGCGGCCCTGCCCCATCGGCTGCCGCACGATCCTGATCAGGCATTCGCCCGACTCCGGCAGGCTGCCGGCCACCATCATCTCGAAGCCGTGGAACGACAGCCGGCCCGCCACGTCGCAAGTGTCTGGCCGGCACCAGCGGCGCCATGCTTCCTCCAGCAGCCGGTTGCGGCGCACGTCCTTTTCCGTGCCGTTAGGGCGCATCACCTGCCCCTGCATCTGGATCCCACGCGGCCCCACCACGTTGATCTGAGTGGTCCGCTTGGCCTGGCGGGCATAGGGGTTGTCCCTGACCAGCTGATGGCAGCGGTCGCGCAGCACCGCCAGGCTGACGCGCAGCTCGGCATCGGCGGAGGTGGTAGGTGCCACCAAGTCGTGGAGCAGCCGGTTACGCCGGGCGCCCTCAAACATCCGCTGGCCCTGCTGTCGGCCGTGCCGGGTGGTCAGGATCTGCCGCTGCAGCCAGGATCGAACACCCATCAGCTCACCCCCGTGAAGCGCACATAAAGCCGGCGCGGATCGCCGAGGCCCTGCGCGATCATCTCGGCGCGTTTTTCACGGGCGACCTCGGCCTTGAGGCGGTCGCGCCACATGATTAGATCTGGCAGGTCCACCCGGCGAACTTTCCTGCCGCCGGAACCTAAAGAGCCGATCTGATACTCAACCGCACCCGTGGCCAGGGCGCGGATCGCCTCTTCAACCGCCTCTAGGTCTTTCTGCGCCTGGCTGCGATCATCAAATGCCCCAGGGGTGCCACTGAAGGCCAGGCTCTTGCGGACGGTCAGGCTGCCGCGACCAGTGGTGAGCGGTGCGCCGTTGACGGTGCTGACAATCTGCAGCTCCCAGCTGCCAGCTGCCATGGTGGCCGTCGTGGCGGCGCTCAGCTCCACCTTCCAGCCGTCGTCAGTGTCGGTGGCCACTGCCTCGATACCGGCGCCAGCTGCTGCAGCGCGAAACCACACGCGAACGGCAGTGGCGTCAGGGTGAACGCGCAGCTCAATCCAGGAGACCGCGTCAGATTGGTAGAGCTCGGCCGGCTGGGTCATATCACCTTGAATGATCGTGCCCGGCGCGGCGCGGGCTCTCCCTTAGAGGCTACGGAGGCCGCCAGTTGTGCCGCCAGCTGGTCCCACATGGTTTGACGGTTGTAGCGGCGCTTGAGCAGCTCCAGCATCGCTAGGCAGTACACCTTCAGGTCAAGCGGTTCGTTGCGGGCGCCGCTGGGCTTAACCCATTCCAAGACTTGAAACCCTTTCACGTAGCGCGGTTGCAGCCGCTCACAGGTGAGGCCCTGCAGGTAGTCTTCCGTGGTGGCGTCGTCGAAGTTGATGTAGCCGTCGCCGGGCTCTTCAATCTTGAGGCGGCTGTAGATGGTCCGCTTGATTGCGTGCGTGCCGATCATGTAGAGCGTGACGCCACCCTTCACGGTCTTGCCCCTGAAGGTCACGTCCTGCTTTGAGCCTTTGCCGAGCGGCGGCGCGTTCTTTTGGCTGCTGCCCTTGATAGCCACCACACCCTCTTTGGCGTACCGGCGGCAGTAGTCATACCCCTCACTGGTGTAGTGGCCGCCGGTGTCAACCGCGCAGTGGATCGCCTTCAGTTTGCCGCCGTTTGCGTGCGGCCATTCGATCTCGCGGATCGTCGTCACCTGATCCCAGACGTGATCCTGCCCCGGATCGCCCTCGATCTTCTGGTGCCAGATCCGCCAGGCCTGCTCAGGCTTGCCGCGGCCGTAGCCCCACACAGACACCTCCAGCCAGGTGTCCTGCACGTCCACGGCCATCAGCACCGCAAGTACGCCATCCGGGCAAGTGCCGTGGCCGTAGCCGCCGACGCGGGCCATCAAGCCATCGGCGCTCACCTTCGCCAGGCTCTCATCCTCCCATGCCTCAGCGGCCCGCTTGTTGACCCAGCCCTTGAGCAGCAGCGGGTCCGCCTTGGCGCGCAGGAACTCATCGCGGATCTTCTCCCAGCTCAGCCAGCCATACGGCGCATACCAGCCCGGCAGGTGAAAGCCCGCCGTCTCGCCGTCGCCCTTGGCCGTAGGTGTCCAGATCCCGCCGGCCAGCATGGCGGTCTTGTGGTGCTGCGCCACCCGTTCATTGCATAGCGGGCATTGGCACCACACCTCGCCGTCGCGCTTATCCCATACCATGTGCGGCCACTCGATCACGGCATGGCCGCCGCAGCAGGGCATCAGGGCGCCGTAGCGGCGGCGGTCGCTGCGCACCTCGAACTCGCTGGTGATCCTGCAGGCGCCGCGGCTGCCGGGGGTGGAGGTGACCAGCGCCTTGCGGTCGGGGAAGTTGGTCTGGCGGGCCTCGGCATTCTCCAGCGGGTCGCCCTTGTCATCCATCTCCAGCGGCAGGGATGACACCTCATCGGCCCACAC